TAGATATCGATTCTCTAATATCTACAGAAACATGGGATAAGCAGATGGATGATGATATTCAGCCTGTTTTGTCCGCCATTATCCAGGATTCCATGGCAATAAAATTTGGAGAAAAAGAAAAATCAAAGTCCCTTAAAACCAAAAAAGACAGTCATCAGTCTGATATTCGTGCACAAATTGAATCTCAGATGAACCGAATTAAACAAATCAACAAAGAAAATTCTAAGGCTATATATAACACGATGATTGCTTGCCTCAATATTCCGGGGGAAGAAGAGCGCGCTGTTGAGTTCCGAAAAGCCTTAGTTTCTCTATATGCGAACCTTATTGCAAAACAAATATTTGATGTTTCCGAAGACGAGACACGTCGTGCATGGAGTTTTGGCCAACAAATTAAATAGTTTACTAAAACTATTTAAATAATTTACTAAAACTAATTAAAATACTTACAATACCTGCAATGATGGCGCTCAAATTTAACTTATTATCTAAATACCCCAAGGAGTCTCATGCCCTCGATGCAGAATGCGGAAATACAATACAAAGCCAGTGCGGGCACCTTCAATCTCGACGAGGCTCAAGGCATTGTCGAGTGTTTTGTTGCGGGTATTGGAAATAAGGACTCGGTTGGCGATGTTTGCGCAACTGGAGCTTTTGCTAAAAGCCTTCTAAGAAGAAAACCGCGTGTGGTGTGGGGCCACAATTGGAATGACCCAATAGGTAAGGTTTTGGATATTTACGAGGTTCCAGCAAGCGACCCTCGTCTACCAATGAAGATGAAAATGGCTGGTATTGGCGGCCTTTATGCAAAAGTTCAATTTAACCTTCAATCAGAGAAGGGCAGAGAAGCTTTTGCGAACGTTGCCTTCTTTGGCGAAGAGCAAGAGTGGTCAATCGGCTACAAAACACTAAGAGCCCAATACGACCAAAATATGCAAGCCAACATTCTCTATGAGGTTGAGCTTTATGAAGTCAGCCCTGTTCTGCATGGGGCCAATCAACTCACTGGAACAATTTCAGTTAAAAACGACTCTGGAAAATCTGACACGATTGAACGTGCAGTATTTGCTTCTGGGCCTATGCAGGAAGCTGTAAACGTTACCCCTATTGCGTCTCGAGAAAATAATACAGAAGACGATTTGCTACAAAAAATATCTAGCGAATTAGAAAAAAGAACAGCATCAAAAATAAAAATTGTATCTCTTGATAAAAACTCAGTTGTTTTTGATAGGCAAACAAGTGATGGTCTTGTTTCTAAGTACATGTGCAAATATCACTATGACGGTCAAGAGTTAATGTTCGGGCAACCACAAAGAATAGTTATTCAAAAACCAAACATTAATCCATCAATAGTTCCTTCTCAGCAGGGTAAACCAACCATGCATGGAAGAGTAACAAAACCAGTGCCTGTTATGCCAATGCCCGTAGCAATTAAGCCTGGAGAAAACGGTCCTATTTCCATACCTTTGCCTGTTGTTGTTTATGAAGATTCTTCAAAAAATAAACCAACCACACCAAAGCCGCTAGACAACGAAGAGCAAGCTTTGGCTGATGCGCTTGTTCGTATAACCAAAAAATACGGCAAGTTCAATGAAGATAAAAAAGGTGTTTACGCGGCCTATACACCAGCGGCAGAAAATGAATTAATCAATATTGGAGTTAAATGTTCTAATTGCATTTTCTTTAAGGGAGAAGGTTCTTGCAAGATTATAGATAAAGCCGTCGAAGCCGATGGTCGCTGTAGGTTCGCAGTTATTCCGCCAGGTGTTGTTGGGGGAAGCGCTATAGATAAAAAAGAATATAACGATTTCTTGGATGAAGAAGAAGTCAAATGGGTCGAAGATATTGAAGAAAAATATCCAGGCGAATTTATTTTTGGAGTGTTGAGGAACATAATAAAGAGACGCAATAAAAAACGCAAAAAATATAAAGAACTAAATGAATTTGATGCGGAAGAATACGCAATCAAGGAAAAAACTTTAGCTTCAGGAAAAGAAAAATTCTTTTATATCCCTGTTGATGTGGAAAATGCTTTTGAAGTAAAATCTTTACTGGACGCAGTACTGGACCACCATAGGGTTGATTCGTTTGTTGATGAATATGGAATTGTTTTAACATCCGGACTAACAGCCGAATCAGTCGATGCAATAAATATTGCAGTAAAAGGCATTGGGACAAGAATAGGAAAAAGAATTGGCAGCAGTCTAATCGATAGACCGAGAATCGGTGACAGAAGAAGCCTTGGTGACAGAAGAAGAAAGCTTGGTGACGGAAGAATTGACATACCTACCGGCGGTATGCGTGGCACAAAAAAACCAACAGGAAACCGTCGTGACGTTGATGGTGATGGTTGGGCTGATGAAGGCACCACGAACCCAGTATGGGTTGGTCTGCCTTCGGGTACAGACAAAAAACCCACACCATCAGGTACTGGTAAACCCAAAAAACGCACTCCAATCTGGGAGCAAAATCGTCGCCCAAGCCCACCAGTCCCTTCGCGACCCAGAGAGTTGTCGGATGACAAAAAACCAGAATCACGTCGGACACCTCCTCCGGCTCCCCCAAAACCAAAGCCTACAAAAACCCCATCTTCACCACCTCCACCCCCTCGCAAAAAAGAAAAACTATCTTCAGGCACAAAAGATATTACTAGACATCGTTCTGCCAAGAAACTAAAAAATCCAGCCGAAGACGCAAAAGAAACAGACTTTGAAAAGATTGCAAATTCATGGCGCGAACAAGGATTGGGTTGGGTAGAAATTCCGCGATACCCGGCTGACAAAAAACTAAGCAACGATTTCTTGCGCGGCAGGGAACTTGGGTACAACCAAGTAAGAGTGATGTGGAATGGTTCGGGCACCTATAAGCGGCCAGCCAATTTTAACGAGAAAGCAAAATCTTCGGTTGAATATAGGACTTGGTTTTTGAACACAGCTAAAACTGCTGGCGAATACATAAAAAACAGCCGTAAAAGCAGTAATACGAGCGAAGCAGAGAAGGAAATAAATTTTGGCATTCCCGAAGGCATAGAAAACTTTTTGGATGCAGTGAAGCCAAATGTCTCTGGCTTGAGCATGAACGACAGAAAAGAATTTTTTGGTGCACTAATTCAATATAGGTTAGTACCAGAGAGAGACATATTTGGCGGAGATTATGGCCTCAGAGGTGCATACGTATACCCTAAAGCCATAGAACCTAAACCAAGCAAAAAACTCAGCAGCGGCAGAAAAGTACCATTCCCTGAAGCAAAACCAAAGCGCACATCAAAACAGCAACGAGATGACGAAAAAATTTACAAGCGTCGCAACGACGGAGAGTCTCTCGCCGATGTTGCTGAAAGCCTTGGTCTTTCTCGCGAGGAAGTAAGAAAACGTGAGCAACGACACATGCGTCGTCTTCGCAAAGAAGAGGGCGAAAGACTAAGTGAAGATTCAAATCGTTCCGGTGAAACACTGTCTTCTGGACGACGAGAGTACGAAGACAAATCAAAGACTTCGGTTAAAAACATGCCGGCAGATGTTCGGGCGTTTCTGAACCAACAAATCGAATCCCAAAGAAAGATAAACAAAAACTCAGATGTTGCAAAACTCTATGAAAAACTTAGAGATGGGTTTGAGTTGGACGCCAAAGAGCGAGACTTCATTATCGATTCCCTTGACCGAATTGAAAAACTTTCTACGCAAGACAGCCGCGTATATACCCCTGGACAAAGAGCTTCAGCAAGAAGATTAAATGCGCTTTTGAATAAAGACAACCCAAATTTCCGGGCCCCCAAAGGAACAGAGTTAAGAGACCTTGATGTTCCTTTGCGTATGGGGGAAGGCGGAAAACTATCTTCTGGACGCGAGGGCCGAAATCCATTTTACGAGGGTATGCGCGGAATGGATTTCATAAACACAATGAACGGCACTCCGGAAAATTTAAATTTCGAACAAGCTTCAAGAAGAAGTGACGATATAGGCGCCAACTTTAGGTATTTGCGCGACGCTAAACGTGGTGATTCTTTTGAATTTGAATACAGGGGGAAAATAGTAGAGGTTCACCCTGAACCAGGTGAATCTGTTTATTCCACTATGCGACGCCACGAAGATGGGTACTTGTATTTTGTCGGCAGAGCGAAAAGGTCAATTAATCGGGATACCGGGAAAGAGGAGTATAACGATGGGGTCAACAAAGATGAAAAACCTAGTACTTTTAGGCTAGATTCAATTAATGGTTTGATTTTAGGGGCAGACCATGCTGATAATTACTATAAAGAGGGTTACGACCCAATAAACGACAGATTTGTTGACATAGAAGAACAGAGAATCGCTGCACGAAAAGGTCCAAAAAAACTATCTTCTGGACGTAAAAAAAAAGGGAAGATAACTAAACGTAAACCATTCTCCCCTGAGGACCGACAAAGATTTGCTGACGGAGACCGGTTAAAAGCCAGAACAATTCCGGGCAAAAAGAAGCCTGGCCCAAGTATTGATGAATTCAGATTAAGCAGTGGATACGGCGGAGGGTCGAGACCTGCTCGTCGTCTTGCTCAATTGAATCGCCGAGAAGTTGAGCAAATCTATATTCAAGAATCTAGGGGCATGGAAGAACAGGCTAAAAATCTTTTAGCCAATCTCAAAACCCCATCGTTTGACGAAAGCCTTGAAAAAGGTTCAAAATTAGAGACCATTCGTGGAAATCTCAAGAAAGCATTCACAACTCCAGCGCTTGTTGGTTCTCTGTCGGATAATAAAAACAGAAAAAAAGACGGACCATGGATGCTTTCGTTTGAAAAATTAAGACCCCTTTTGAGAGACTCTAAGGGCGAACCAATGTCCGATGAAAACATTAAAAAAATGTTTAATCTCAATGAAGACGAAATGAAAAAATTGCTAGGGAAAAACGGCGCAATATCGTCTGCTTCTGTTCAGTCGTATTTGACTGCACATTCAGATACTAACCTGCCCGGCGAATCAGATGGACTAATCAGAAAAGTTTGGGGATTTGATTCTGCCCCATACTGGTATGACGGCCTAGAAGATAATAAGCCAGTAAGTCGTGAGGGTTATGACGCCGCCAAAGACGAATCAACCTTTTTGGCTGCCATCTACCCCTTGGATGCACCTATAGATTTTAAGACTTCAACCGAAATAGATGAAGACGCTCTTCCTAAAAAGAGAGAAATAGTTGTTGCAGAAGATGTAAAGCGCTCAATAGAAAGCGTGAAAGGAAAAGAATCTAAAGAGGCCTACAGTCTTGACAAGTTAATTGAAAAACTTAATATGCCAGCTGATTCAGGAAAAAATCGAGAAGAAATAGCTAAAGCTTTTGAGAAGTTACTAGGGGTCCCAACTAGCGCGGAACAATTATTTACTTCTCCAGGTTCATGGAGAAGAAATGGTGTACCAACAAATGTGATTTTAGAATTAAAAAAACGTAAGCACATTACTAGTGCTGCCGACGTTTTTGGTAGTGATGAAGCCAAAAACTTTGACAAAGCAACAGAACAAAATAAATTCTTTAGTGCTTTAGATAATCTCCTAAGAGCAAATGGGATACAAATAGGAGGAGGTAAGGGCAATCTTTCGGACAGAGTTATTGGTGAAATTATGGGAGACGCTATTGGCTCTAAGCCTTTGGCAAAAATAGGTCGAGCCTTTAAAAAGGCTGGAGAAGAAAGGCCTTTTACTTACAAAGTGGGCGCCGCTGTCGTTTGGACTCCAGAAGAAATTCAAAAAACTCTTGATGGAATTAATAGAGTAACAGGAAAAGATTTTAAAGTTTCTGACCTCAAATTAAGTAGCGGCAAATTCGGTAAAGGTGAAAGAAAAGTAACACCAAAATTATCTTCAGGCAGAACTGGGGCTGAGTCTTTTTCAGCGAACGAATCAATTAACAAAATTGACGAAAGATTGCGTACAGCCAAAAAAAGAGGCTCAAAAGTATTTAATGAAATGCTTCGAGCAGAAAGTAAAAAACAAAGTTCTCAAAAAGCAAAACCGAATCCACTAGACAAAATGAAAGATGGTGAACGTCTTTCATCGGGCAAACTTGATGAAGTTTATAAGTCAATCACTCAAAAATTAATTAAAGCAATAGAGACTGCTGATGGAGATAAGTGGGAAGCCCCTTGGTATAAAGTTGGTGCATTCCCTAAAAATCCAACCAATAAAAACCGTCCATACTCAAACACAAACTTATTGTTCCTATTAATGGCGCAAGAAGATAAGGGATACACGAAACCATATTGGGCAACATATAAGCAGTGGGAAAAATCTGGCGGCCAAGTCAGGGCGGGAGAAAAAGGAACCAAAATTCTCGTCCCAAGAGTTTACAAAGCAAAAGAAGATGATGAGGGCAACAAGAAAGGCGGCGGAGTATTTTATTCAGTTGCAACGGTATTTAATGTCGACCAAGTAGATGGCGTAGATGTTGAGGAGATGGAGAATAAATTTCCAAAACTTTCAGAAGAGCAAAGAGTTTCTCAACTTGAAAGCGCTATTAAAGAAATAGGTGCAAAGATTACCGAAGCCGAATCTGATAGGGCTTACTACAGTCCATCAAAAGATGAAATAGTTCTACCAAAATTTGAAAATTTTAAATCTCCTTTGGATTTTTACGCGACTCAAGCTCACGAATTAATGCACTGGACCGGACACACATCACGTCTAAATAGACCAAACATGAATTATTTTGGTAGTCCAGAATACGCATACGAAGAATTGGTAGCAGAAATTGCTTCTGCTTTCTTTATGGCAGCACATGGTCTCTCCGCGGAGCCGCAGCCACAGCATGCGATGTATCTTGCTTCATGGCTTAAGCGACTCAAATCAGACCCTGATGCTCTGCAAAAAGCAGTTTCCGATGCACAAAAAGCTGTAAATTTCGCCATCAAACTGTCCCCGAGCATGAGTAAACAAATGGCCGTATCAGAAAACGTAGATGACGTGCCTGGGATAACGGTCCCCGACACTGGCGGCAAGTTGTCGTCGGGTAAAACTCCTGATTTACCTGCTCTTACTAGGGCGCTCGAAAACGCAGGGCTTGCTGAATCAGTAACCGAAAATATGATTACTGAAGCTATTAGTGTATGGAAGGACAACCCTTCGCTACATAGGCAATATATTGAGCGTCTTGACGGAGATGTTAATGGCGCAGTGTTCTCTCTCTATAACGATTATCTCGAAGATATGTTTGACCGCTCTCCAGAGGGAGCCGCAAAAATAGAACGCGAGCTTGATGAACAATATGAAGCAACACAAAGCCTTTCGTCAGGCAGACCATCAAAAAGACTTTCGCGTCGACTAAAAGATGATGAATCATCAAAACTTTCATCTGGCAAGCAACCATGGGATGACCCCGCTGTACAGAAAAGATTAATAGACGGTGCAAGAACAAAAAAGAAAACCAAAGCCGATGGTAAAACCGAAAGTTACATGGCAAGCATGGTTAGACAATTTGACGCAGGGAAAAAACTGACAGACAATCAGTGGAAACCTCTGTGGGAAAGCTTCGGCGGCGAAACCTCGGCCACGAAACCAAGCACACCGTCGACTGCATCAACAAGTAAAGCCCTTAAGCCATTTAGCGGCCTTAAGCGTAAAGAAATAGACCTGTCTGATGTTAAAAAATATGATTACCCAACGACTGATGCTAAAGGAAAGAAAAAACCACTTCCGACAGAAGAGCAATCAGATGCGATAGATGCAATGATGACCGGCAGTGACGTTAAGGTTGCCGCATTAGCCGCAACCGGTAAAACTACTACGGTAATCAATTTTGCAAATCGACTTCTAGATGAAGAACCTGAATCAAGAATTCTTTATTTAGTATTTAATAAAAATGCTGAAAGAGACGTTGTAAAACGTGGCATGCCAGAAAACGTAACAGTCAGAACAATGGACGCAGTTGCCTTCCGCGCCATGAAAACAATTGATTCGAAAATGACTGACAAAAGTTTTAATCCATCAATAAAACCAATCAAGTCTTTCCGAGATAGAGCGGCATATCTTGGTGTCAAGAGAATGGTGTCTCGGGGAGACGAGCTAACATCTGCCGATGTTGTGAAAAGAATAGCAAAAGCCGTAGAACATTTTTCGATTAGTAGCGATACGGAAATCGGACCAAAACATTTTAATGGAAAATTTAATGGAAAGCTTGCTGTCGACGATGATGCAATACTCCCGGAATTAGTGGCACTTGCCAACAAGTACTGGAAAGATATTAAAACTCCACGAGATGGAGTTGCTGGAATGTTGCCAGTCAATAACACACATATTACAAAAATGTGGGCTTTATCAAAGCCAGACATAGGTTCATCAATGGGTGTAAATATCGCAATGGTCGATGAGGCGCAAGATATGAACCCGGTTTTTGCTGAAATTTTACAAAAAGCAAATAAGGTGCAAAGAATATATATAGGCGATACAAACCAGGCCATAAATGCTTGGCGCGGCGCGGATGGACAGACTCTTGTCGACGCTTCAGCTAAATACACAATGCCAATAACTGATTCGTTTAGATTTGGTAAAAATATTGCAGGCATAGGCAATAGATTTCTTTCGCTACTTGGAGCTAAGGAAAAAATGAATGGTCGGAAAGTGGATAAATCCGGCAACCCGGTAGATGGGCTTATTGGGAACGTAGAAAATCCAACAATGATTCTTACTCGCTCAAATGGTGGAGCGATGGCCGCAACGATGAAGAGTTTTGAAAAAGGCCTAACCGTCTATGGCAGCAAAAACTTCAAAGAAGATTTAACAAAATTTATTGACAATGTTGAATACATGGAAACATCCGCTAATGGCAAAAAAGGTTATTACACCAGCGCTGATGGTAGAAAAATCTATGAAAGACCATCAATGAGTCAAGACCTTGATGGCATCAGCAATATTAAAGAATTTAAAGAAGCAGTGGAAAAGGGTGATGATAATAGGCTAAATATGCTTAACAAGCTGTTGAGCGAACATGGCGTTGAAGAACTTCGAGATGCCCTTGGCAGAATCATAACCGATGAAAAAAAATTACCCAAAAACCGTGATGAATATGTTCACATACAGACAGCACATACGTCTAAGGGTCTAGAGTCGCCCAGAGTCCAAATATGGAGCGATTTTGCTAAACCCAAAAAAGCTACCGATGGCACAAACATCACAATAATGCCCAACGAGCAAGAGCTCAGACTTTCTTATGTGGCGGTCACCAGGGCTGAAGAAAAACTAGATTTGGGTTCTTTGTCGTGGATTTATAATCATACGAGCGACGAGGATGGCGCATCGAACAAACTCAGTTCCGGCGCAAACTTGTTGATGCCGAGACTTTCTGGAACACTTTCGAACGCCATAATTAATTCAACACCGGCGGCTCGTAAAATGAGGAAGGAATGGAAAAAGCGCGAATCAATGTCTGGACACCCATCTAAGAGAAAGGGTATAAAATTAAGTTCCGGAAGATATCTTAATTTTGAACGAATATTGTCTTCGGATGAACTTGATGACAACCTAGAACCAATTAGGGGGCCTTATGGGGACCCATATGACTCAATCCACCGAAAGCAAGTCAGATATGCGGTTCGCCGTTTCAAACATACCGAATCCGTTCCAGTCCGTCAGCGTAGTACTGGGTTCCCTACTGGGCGTATGGTTGAAAGAACCAGGACATATTTCTGGATTGAAGACATGAAGACCAACCAAACCCCAGTATGGGCTTCGGGTATTTTTTACTACAGAAACCATCTAATAGGAAGATTACAATCACACCTAAATTCGTTGTCGGAAGACGAAAAAGCCGCACTAGTAAAAGAATACGAAAAAAGTGCCAAAACATTTACCCGTCGTACGAAGGATGAATTAAAAATTCCATCCTAAAAACTAGTTGTCAATAGATGTTTGACAATATCTAATTTATTGATACTTCCCGTATGGGCCTTATGGTAGCGTATACTTTTACAAAGACATTTGTAATTAATATAACGGCCATTTTCAGGAGTGGCTAAAACAACAAACCCCAGGGAGTCATGAAATGAATAGCGATGAAAAAGCTACGGTCAATATCGATGCCGATGGGGCTGTCGTAAAATGCGCAAAAGGTCTTGCGTCAGGCGAGTGCGGCTACGTTAAAGGCGCTGAAATATGCGGCAAATGTGGAGCTATGGCTGTTGAAGTCAAAATGGTTCCAGTAGATATTTTTAACACAAAAGGTGATAAACCGGAAATGGACGAAGAATACATGAAAATGGCAGATGACTCTTATCCAATTGAAAATGAAGATGACCTCAAAATGGCAATTATGGCTGTCGATGATGCAGAAAACCCTCAGGCTGCAAAAATGCATTGCATGAAGCGTGCACAAGAACTTGGCAAGGAAGACATGATTCCTAAATCTTGGATGTCGGAAAAAATGGATGATGAGGAGCACAGCGAAGCGAAGGCTGCTGACATGGGCGATGACGAAGACATGGGCGACGACGAAGACATGGATGATGAAGAAGACACGGACGAAGATGAAGACATGGATGAAGACGAAGACATGGATTCGGAAGAGAAAGCTGCATCAACGGACGACGAAGACGAAGACATGAACGAAGACATGAACGAAGACATGGATGAAGACGAAAATGAAGATGAAGATGAAGATGAAGATGAAGAAGACATGACTGAAGATGAAGACATGGATGAAGACGAAGAAAAAAGCATGTACATGCCCTTTAAGGCCAAGAAGCGTAAAAAGGGAATGAATTCAGACATGGACGTTGAGATAGACGAAGAAGGCGACGCAGGACTTGCAGAAGAAATGGAACCAATGCGTAAGCGTCGAATTGAATCAATGGGTATGAAATCTGAAGATTTCTCAAATAATGGCTACGTTTGCGCAATTGAGCGCAAAGCCTATGGTGGCGGCGTATCTGTATGTGATGACTGCCCAGGCGGTTGTGTGTCAGAAAAAGGCCTACCTGGCCTTCTTCATATTGAAGGACTTGCCGAAGAGATGTTCGATGGCAGCGTTATTGACTCTGGCTACTCTGCGAATGCAGATATGTATGTTGTTGATGTCCAAGTCAAAGATGGTCGTGCGGTAGAAGTTTTCGTAGACGGCACAACGGCCGAAGTTGTAGGTTGGCATAAACTCGATGAAAACGTATTTGAGTCAAAATCAGCAGACAACGAACTTACATTGATTAGCTTCACCGAAGCAGCAGAAATAGCCGTCAAGTCAATTGACGGTCATGTTGTCGCTGTAGAGCCCGACACATTCGAAGGCTACGATGCGTACGCCGTAGAAATTGATGGTTTTGACGGCAAGTCTTACGACGTGTTTGTTGCCATGGATGGAGAGGTTCTTGGTTACGACAAATATGAGCCAGAAGAGGCAGAAGAGATTGAGGCAGAGGCTGCAGAGATAGCTCTTAAGAGAGCATTTTCCGAGGACCAGAGAAATTCAATGGCCAAAGAAGGAACTGCTCTTCCAGATGGTTCATTCCCAATTGCTTCTTCCGAAGACCTTCGTAATGCAATTCAGGCTTTTGGTAGAGCAAAAGACAAGAATGCCGCAAAGCGTCACATAATGAAGCGCGCAAAAGAAATGAATATGGAAAAATTGATTCCAGCAACTTGGTTGGTGAACGAAAACATTGAAAGCAAAGAAAAATCTGCTGAACAAGTTGAGGGAGAATTCCTTAAATCATTAGTAGAGTTTCAGCTTCTTGAATTAGAAGAAGACTCAATCTAGAAAAGGGGCACCCGCCATGACGGGGAAGCCGTTTCGCAAAACAAGAATAATAATTTCAGACAAATTAATATCTGCTCGCACCGAGATTAAAAATACTGATTCTTCTGCGCATTTTTTTAAAAATGCCGTTTCTGAATCAATGAGTTCACCTCGCCTTGACGCCGATTTAGCCATTAAAAGCTTGGGCTCGAGTATTGGTTCAAAGAAAAAGCCAACATACGACAATACGGACAATAAGACCCGAACCAATTCAGGCGGCGAACCAGGAATGGTGGTCACCCCTGATGGCTATAGATACCAACCAAAAGAAAAAAATGGTCCAGGCAAAAAACTTGTTTTGTTTCCTTCGCAAAAAAGTCGAGAGTCAAACGGGAAAACTAGCAATTTCGGCTGGCTTGATAGAGAAAATACAAGCAGCATAAAAAACTATATTCAGCATCAAAAAGAACAACCCCAAATAAGAATTAGAAAGTTTAAAGTAAATCCCAAGACGGACGAAATTATTCCTGGTTCAGACATAGAAATGTCTCCGTTCCGCAAAGATAATAATTCAGAAAACAATATTTCTGAAAAAATGCTTCCAGGAAGAACTCTTGGGTCAAGAGGAACATCACTAATAGGTAGGGCTGCAGGAAAATTCGGCATAGTAAGGGATGCTTTAAACAAGTTCAGATGCCCGCCAGGAACCCCAGCCGCAAACCAATTTACGGACCACATGGGAAGCAATTGCTTTGGTCAGTCAGCAGGAGACTTAGTTGACTTTGCGATAGACGCTTTTCAAGCAGCCCGCAAAGCTTTTACTGAACCAAACTCTCGAGAAACATTATCTAAATTTTTTAAAGAAGCAGCTTATGACGCCGACAATGGAAGATTTGGTTCTTTTTTTGCTCGGACAATGTGGCGCGATGCTGATGGAAACAAAATACGTAATTTACGTAAATGGAACTCAGAACTAAGAGAAGGTGAATACAAAATATTTGCGGGAGGCATGGCAAATGCGCAGCTCGAACTTGAAGCTCAAGATAATCGAATAGCGAATCTTCGTGACTTGCTGGGAATACCAAGCACCCCAGAAACAAGAAAAAATAACGACGACCTTCATGAAATATTTAGGATTTTAAAAGAGAGAGGAATGCTAAACGTAACCCTTGGCAGCCCAAATCCCCAAGAAGAAGGAGAGGGACAACGACCTACCCCTGAGCAGGTAGCTCAAGTGGTTGAAGCAAGACTCAGGGCAGTACCGGGATTTAGCGAGCTACCAAGAGAACAGCAAAAAAGAGTCATTGCAAATGATATTGAAAGATTCTACGAAACGGAACGAGCTTTGTTGGAAGGGTTTCTAGATGAATACGTCAAAAATCCAGAACATATGGGAACTATCAAAAACCTCATTTATGAATACAAGACGTCGCCGCCATTTAAATCGTTAGATGAAGCAAGCTATGACGCAAATGTCATAAACGGCCAAGCTATTGGTGAAATAAGAATTGATATTCCTTTTATAATGTATTCACAAGAAACAATGCTGCCTCAACTGGCAGATAATGAAAGACTAAGAATTGATGTTGTTGGCGCAAAAACCGATTCTGAAGCAGCTAAACATCTTGGCGATTTCTTATTAACTACTGCCCAACATTCCAAGCAACATGCGGCAACGGTCGAAGAAAGAGGGTTTGCACGACACATAATTAAACACGAAATAGCACACTCAATTCAGGCCAGGGCGTTCTTTGATGAAGCCAAAAGACAAATTAACGAAAATGGTTTCATATCAATTGGGGATAAAAAAATTGAAAGCCTAGATAAATTAACTGGTTCAGATTTGATTAGCCTCATGAGCCAATCAGCTGATTCCATCAATCTTGAACAACTCAGCAAGGCTTTATCAAGAACAGAAAATATTATGTTCATGGCCGGGGAATACCCTCGAGCCTACATAAGCGAAGGTCGTGAGCTCACGGCAATTGAAGCAACAGCAGAGCTTTGGGCTCTAAGAAACGCAGGGCTGATTTGGGGCGACGATGTTGATGCCGCTCTTGAGTGGATGGACAATATAGCTGATGGACGAATCGGAGAAAAAAGGGTTCGCTCCGATATGGAAACAATGAGAATTGTTGAAGATTCATATTATCTAAGCCCTGGCGAGTCTTCTGCTCCTTGGTACGTACCAGAAGACCCAGTTGCTACAGCTGCGGCGAAAAAACGAGCAGAAAATAAAGCGCTTAAAGCTTCTATTGAAAAATTAGACCATGACACAATTATTGACGAACTTGCGCAACTCGAATTTAAAAAAGATGAAATTAATTTAAAAATCAATGCTGCAAAAGCCATAGGTGAAGACGTTTCTGATTTAGAAAAACAATTATCAGAATTGAAGAGTGATGAAAAAATTATTCGTTCTGTATGGAAAAAGAAATATGGTACCGGCTCCGAAGACGCTACGGCTCTCAAGCTATTAATTAAAAAAAGAAGAGAAGAACATGGTGCATTTACGCCAGACGTTCTTGAATCAAAAATTCGTGACAAAAAAATAATGGCAGCAAAAGCCGATGCGGCGACTATAGACAGCTTGGACGAATTGGTGGAAATGATGGCGGCTTATGACTTGGACATAAGACTTGCAACCAGCGATAAAGACAAAGGATTAAAGCGTGAAGAAAGAAAGGCATACCTTAGTCGATACCGAGCACTCCTTGATAAATCCGGCGACTCTCGTAGTTGGGTTGAGCAAAAGCGTGAAATGGAAGAAAAAATAGACAGAATTCTTAGGCCTACGAAGACTGCGCCACTCAAAAAACCCAAAACCCCAACAACCGATAAGCAAGCTACAGATGTGGGTAATAAAGCAAGAGAAGAAGCGCTACGCACAGCTACGCCTAGACAAAGAATTGCGGTTTCAGAATTTTCTGACTCACAAACATCGTCAGTGGCTCAGTTGTTTGATGCGGAAAAAAGGGATTTAGCTCTTGCTGGCATGAAGGAAAGAAATCAAAGGCTAAAAAAACAAGGCCTCAAAATCGACCCTACATTACGAGGTGAGGCGTCACCCGAAGAGCAGGTCGAAAATATTCTTATTCCAACAATGGAAATTATCGACAAATCCAGAATTGGCACAAACCTAGAAGTAGAGGCAGAAATTGAAGTAGATGTCAATGACGTTACTGGGGAAATTTCGCTTTCGGAAATTACGCATGACTCATTTATAAGCGGACGTGTTTTATCTAAGAAAAATCCATTTTCTGTAGATTCAAAAACCAAACCTCCAGTTAATGGAAAACAAAAAAGAAAAATAATAATTCAAACCACCGAAGAAGATAGAGGTATATTCCCTCATTGGTCAATGGATGTTGACAAAGATGATAAGCGCCCACAAAAGCTAGTTTTACCTCCAGGCAAGTTGAAAGTCGTAGAAATACGAGACGACGGAACAGTAATCGCTCAAATATCTGAACAGAAAGATACTGAATCAGTGTTAGATACCTTGGTCGCTGCTGATATTAAAGGAACCAGGTTTCGTTCAGTTGCCGACAGGTACATAGTTGAGCGTAGAGAAAACAAAATCCCACGCGAACAAAAAAGACCACTAAAAGCGCAAGAAACCCAAGACCGAGGAATTCTCGCCACTCGAGAATTAAAGAGAAGAGGTGGACGTTTTGGTCAAGGTCTTGATGATGACGACATAGATGAATCGTCTTCAAAACTTTCTTCTGGCAAGATTCGCACCAGAAGCCAGGTCAAGTCGGAAAGAATTAAGACAGAAAAAGAAAACATTGCAGACGTCAAGGCTGTTCTCACAGGTAATGAACCAACTAAATTCAAATCACTTTCTCGTGACTCCTTGGACCCAGAGGTGGCTGAATTAATTATAAAAAACGAGCCAGAACAAATCATCAAATTAGTCGAAGACGCTGCAGTTGAACTACATAACAGCATGGATAAAAGAACAAGAGTCAGAATGAGGGAGTCCGAACTCAATAATTTTGTTTCTTCTGGTACTTACAATCCAAGATTGCAAGCAGAAACAGTTCTGGATTCAGAATCAAAGCCAAATAGCAGGCTAAAACGCAGGATTAAGGACTTTAGGGATAAGGCAAAACAGGCTGCCGCCGCCCAGGGGGCCAAAGATGAATTCAGAAAATTAAAAGAAGCAAATCTAGGCAACGGCGAACTACATAAACTGGATGATGCAACATTAATGAGCAACCTTGGCCTAGAACGCTCAAAACAAAAAAGTGTTATTTCAGATAATCCAATATATAGAACAAACTCTGCCGAACAAGCAATTGCTTTGTTGGCTCTTGGCTATGAAGTAGAAGTTCCAGACAGAGCCGAACGAAAGATGGTCAAAAATGCAGCGCTACAAACCGAAAAAGAACTTAAAACTCTTGCCGGAACAGAAGCTGACAGTCTTGGATTATCTGGTGACGAAAAAGATAAATACATTAAAAATTTTATGGAAACGCACGATATAGACCTTTGTGGCTTATATGAGGTCGGACGAAATCTCTTTTGTAACGAAAACATTGGAGTCAATCGTGAACACATGCCACAGAGCGGAGGTCCCACTAAGGGAGCCAATTCACCAGCGATGAGGGCTTTAATATCTGGCCATGTTGGCGGTGAGTATAAGGATGCCTTTAACCCTTCTTTGTCTAAAGAAGATAAGGAACGATATTTGGCAATAGTGAAAAATCTGGGAAATCCTGACAAGTTTGCGAGCGTTAGTGAAGAAGATAAAAAATGGGCATTCGACAATACTGTTTGGAGCAAAGTCGAGGTTGCGACAGAACCCGAATTGATAAAATTTCTAAAACAAACCCTTCCTGGTGGAGAAGACTCAATCGTCCGTAAGTCAAAAAATCCAGACGACCTTTTTGCATCACAAAAACAATTAAAAAATGCACAAATTGATAAGACTGCTGAAAACATTTACGACCAATACATGGCCGCCAGAGACAAGTGGGGCAAGCCGGGGACTGAAGAATTTATTAAAAATCGTCAAAATTTTTTGGATTCAAAAGAGGCATGGTTTCAGGGGGCAATACTTACGTCAAGGGATGGGTATGTAGTTGACGGACATCATCGATGGGCTGGCATCAAAATGCTTAATGACCATTTGCCAGAAGATGAAAAAATTCAAGTTCAAGTAAACGAATTGCAAACATCTATTTTTGAAGCCCTGACTTTAGCAAAAGTATTTCAAGAACATATGGAAATTAAAGGAAAAACTGTAGGAAAAGTTGTTCCTTATGAGGATGGCGAAACCAAGCCAATGTCCAAAGCAGATTTTGATGAACATATGGCGCTATTAAATAATCAGATAAAAGAAAAAATTCAAGAAATAAAAGACAAGAACATCTATCCAATTAAAGTCAAAAATCTTGCAGCCAATAACGAACCACGTTCTCCGGGTCTCAAAGATAGTCGCGACAGGTCTGTGCGAATATACGGCATGGAGTGGAAGCCGGAATACTCAGAGAACCAGGCACTTGAGGCATCCAAGAAATGGGATGGGTGGGATGATGTTCCGCTTACGGAAATTGATTTGTCATCAGAGATTCGTCCAACCGAATCCCACTTAAAAGGTTCAGCAATAGATAGCGTTGTTTCCGGCGAAGTTCCTTTTAGAGAGGGTTATCATCCGCATATCGTCATAGACGTTGATGGGAAAATGTATGTGTCTGATGGACACAATAGAGTTGCCATGAATCGTGCTTTAGGGAATCAGAAAATACAAGCACGAGTAGTCGACCTTCGAAAAGTTGATGCACCATGGGGGGCGGTAGACCCAAGTAAGAAAAATTACAAAGGCTACGACCTTGTCGACCCACCAAATCCTTTTCCAAAGGATGGCACATATCCGGTCGAGATAGTGGAGGCAGCTAAACAGCAACGAGAAAAGATAGAAAAAGTAGAAAAAGAAATTACGGAAACATTAATAGACCTTGCGGAAAAACATGATTCTGTCTTAATTGGCTTAAAACATAGATTGAAGTCGATTAAGTCTTTAGCAAGAAAAATTAACGACGAAAAGGGCAATCGCTCAGCGACTGAGGCCGCAGAAGAAATGTCCGATGTTGTGCGCTACACAGCGACATTCCCTCCGGAAAACTATGTTTCTGGAGCATCTGGAATTATTGAAGATTTAAAAAAATCAGGCTACAACCTGACTGTAAAAAATTACTGGCAAGCAGGGGACCCATATCAGGGCATCAATATTGCCGCCGTTCATCCAAATGGAACAAGATTTGAATTGCAATTTCACACACCACAGTCCGCTATCGATAAAGAAGCCATTCATGAGATTTACGATGAATACAAAGTCGCCACTGACCCCAAAAAACGTTTTCAACTATATAACAGAATGACAAGAATGGCGGAGAGAATAGCAATTCCTGCTGAAAAAGATAAACTTTATGAAATTGGCGAAATAAGAACTCAGGAATTTTCCCCGACAAGAACCAAATCAGAAATTTCTAAATTGGTTACTAGGGATTTTAATAGATATTCAAATAACCAACTGATTACCAGAAAATCAGGCCAAATTATTGACGCAGCAATGAGAAGGGCTGGGTTTGATAAAGATATTCGGGAAAAAGTTAATTTTGCTGTTCTTTTAATTTCGTCCTACAACAAGAACAATCAACACAATACTTTTTCATATTTCGTAAAAGACCTAATTAAAAATACTGGACCAACTATTGCCAGAATATCAATACAAGAAGTAGCCAAAAAAGAAAGAATACCTCTAGAGGAATTAAATAAAATTTTATCAACAATTGACCAACAAGAATTTAAAAACATATCTAGTCGTGAGGATAAAAATTCCAAACTAGCTTTTAATATTGCGTATAAAATTTTAAACGAAATACGCAATTCTGTTGATATGAGAAAAGCCGATTATGAAACCAAAACTGCAAAAAATGATTTAGAAATGGGTCAAAGATTTAAATTCAAAAAAGGGTCTTCTGCTGATAATTATCGATTAAAGTACGAAGAAGAAATAGGTATCCCAGCAGACACCCCAGCCGCGCTTCGTCCAGTAACTGGGTATGTCGTAAATAAGTCACATATTGAAGAAAAGAAAAAACGAGTACAAAAAACTGGCTCCGGCAACTATGGGGCTGATGCAATTTTTGAAATACAAGACAAAGATGTCATAGGCGACGGACTTACTGCCTCTGGAGAGATAGAGGTGGTTCTACGTCCGGAAACGGCAAATAGAGTTGCCTATGGCAGGGGTAACTCGTTTGACACAAAGCATCAACCAGTATTGCTCGACTCTACAGAGAGGGACGATATTGTAAACGCAGTCACAATTAGTGGTGGGTTAAATAAAGATGACGAAAACCTTGATGCCATGCTTCATTTGCTTGGTTCATCGAAGGATAAAAATTACTCACACGTAGGTGCTAGAAGAGATTCGAATGGCAGAATGAAACCAGTCGGAAAAATTGACCCATCAGACGATAGGGAGCACGAAGTATTTGAAGCAAATATTCTTGGTGGATTTTCAAAAGACGAAGTTGAAGGGATTCACTATCCATTTTCAAAAGTTGTAAAACTTGCGGAAAACGAAGATATTTCGGATGTCATAAATATCGAAATCCTTAAACCAAGGATGCAAAAACTTGGATTCACTTCAGACGAAATTCAATACATATCAGTTATGTCAAAACAGTTGCCTATTATCACTCCAGGAATTCAGAAATTAAAAGAATACAGAACCGCTAAAAAAATAAAGAAAAAATATGAATCAATGGGGATTGGCTATGTTAAATTTGCTCACCCAACTGGTATAAATATCGAAAACCCAAAAACATACAATAAAACTGCGAATACTAACGATAATCCCGAGCAAGTAATCAAGCAAAATATTTACTCGGAACTAGATGAGGTGTTAAGGGATATTGTAAAAAAGATGAGAAAAAGTAAAACACGAGAACTAGTTGGTGACCCAGAATGAAAGCGGTGCTGGTGGGTGGAATAGAGGACGAAAAACTCTATTACGTAATTGACTCCAAAGGCTCATCCAAGGACGGGGTATTGGTTGCCCCAGATGGCCGTGCTGTAATGATTAGGTTTTTTTCTTGGGTGTCTCAAAACCCAGGAATTAGGAAAATAAGAAACACAAAATTTCATCGTTTTTTATGGGATTCTCCTGCTGACCCCTCAAAAGGTAAGTGGTTTGATGTTTTTATTGGAAAAAATATAGAGATTGACAAATCCATGCTGGATGGAGTTGTTGTTACTACAGACATAAAGCCGTCTCAAAAAATTATTAAAAAGAAAATTGACAATGCCGGGAAATCTATGTCCACCAAGAAGGACCGAACAATGATACTCTCAAATAAGGCTTTATTTCGGCCCGAAGAAGCACATAGGGCATGGCTCCTAATGAAGCTCTTTGATACTGGAGAAAATTAAAATGAACGAAAACGATTTTTCTCAAAAACTAGACCCCCTTGGCGGCATTCTCCCTCAAGAATTAATTACGGGAGATATTCTTCGCGGCTATGGCCCACGTCGAGGCAACCTAGAAAGACTCCTTAGATATTGGCGTCCAATAATGAGAAAGCCTGGCGGATTTCGTCGATGCAGAGTCATACTTGCCAACCACCCGGAACTTTATCCCCTCAACAATATCTGCGCATGGCTACATCATGAAACAACTGGTCTTTGGCCAAACGAAGGCTGCCATCATCCAGGTATGAAAAATTGTCGAGGCAAGTTAAAGAAAAGAAACTGGTCAAATATTGATTTTTCTAGGAGATTAAGAAGTTTAGGAAAGCCTAAGAAAAAAACTTTAGAATTTAACGAAGAAAATGATGATGTTTTCTTTCATGAATTTAAATCATTGCCTCAAGACGAATTAACCCCAGTTGTGACTAATTCGGATATCACTCACGGTATTGAAGTTTTAAGAGACTTTATTGAAATGGAAGAAAAATTTATACAAGAGCTCAGAAATGTAGATAATTGGGAAATACATGGCGAAGACGAAAATGGTCAAAAAATGATTATCGAGGCATCTGAGAAGTCTTTAAATCAGGAATGTTGTTCGCAAGATGATTTTATCTAAAGACGGCTGTTGTCCTGAATCTAGTTTAGACTCTAGGATATCTATAACTCGATTTATATTGACTGATTTATCAAGTTTAGAAAAATTAAACTTATTCAAATCAAAAAGAAAATTAAACTCGCAAATAATTGATTATAAATCGCTTGCCCAAAGAAACGGAAGTCAAAGGTCGAAAAAAAACAAAAAATCTGATTTTCAATTACTTGAAACTAAGAAATTAGGTCGAACCGCATTAAGCCTTCTGGTGCCAGGAGATTCAGACCCAATACGCTCACCTGTAAGGTCTGCTGTTTATAGAGCCCTAACTCCTGGTAAACCCAGTTTTTCTGGAAGCATACCGACCAAGCCATCAAGAGGTTATCGATGCCCCGAAGGCTATCAATACGGAGGTCGATTTACTGATTCACGTCTTTCTACTTGTGGTGTAAAACTTTTTGACATACCATCTCCTTTAGGTTTAGCTTTAGCGGCCCTGAGAAGACTTGCAAAAAAACCAAAATTTCCTGAAGTGCGGGCAAATCCTGTAACTGGTGCGCCCATCGCTGGGAATTTAATAGAAACAAGAAGACCTCAAATTCCAAAAGTTTCTTTAACTAATTCGAGAGTCGCAGAAGTTCAAATAAAAGAAATGGTCAAACAAATAGGCCAACATAATGGCAAGGTTGCCAGAATGGTCAGAAGAGATGGGTTTACCTTAGAACCGGTTGTTCCTGCAAAGGTTTTAAGGGCAATTCCGGATAACAGAGACATGGAGGGTGCAACATATATTTTATCAGCTTTGTCCCCATCAGATATCGGTAATGATGAACTTGGGTTACTCTCAAACACTGGCGTAACATCACTTATTTACGTAATGCCTGGGGGCTCAACTCTTACTTTAAAGAAAAGACGCAAACTTTCAATTGGCGAAAGAAGAAAGCTGGGAAGAACAGTAAATTCGTCGATGACCGTCAATAATTCAAAGGACCCAGGCGCTCGATTAAAAGCTGTAGTCAGAGAGACGGGCGACGGAATGAGTTATTCGGAAAATTTTATTGGAATAAAAAATCCTAATCAGATTATTAATGGTAAACCTAAATGGTCAATTGATGCATTTAAAGCACAAAATAGAAAAACAAAAATCCCCAATTCTCAAGACATATCTCGGGAGTCAGTTTCGAATGAAGCTATAGCCGGGAAAATTAATTCGATAGAAAAAGCCATAGACCATCTATCTTCTGGCGGCAGCTTGTCCAAGATATCACCAGCGATACTCTCCCAGGTTTTGTCAAGTAGTTCAGACATCCAAATTCAAAGATTGGAAAATAACCAGTCCCTAGTTACCTACGGCAATAAAAAATATTTTTTACATTCAGCACCCAGACAATATCAGCACATTGAAGAGCTTTTTGCTTCCGATATACAGCAATACATGGGGCTTGAATCACCAGATATTATTTTGGCTTCCGGCGAAGGTCCGGAGCGGCCATATCTCAGAGAAGACGTTGAAACCGCTTTTAGCGGAGCAAAATTTAATCCTCAAATCAAATTTGACGATTTAGACCCTAAAGATGTTGCAACAATTATGTTGTCGGATTTTCTGACAGACCAAGAATCTAGACCATTATCCTCCATATATCCAATGGAGAGCGCATCTGGTACTGTGCCAATGTTGGCTCAAAATAATTTATCCAAATTAGTAGACCTAGATAAAATTTCTATTGTAAAAAGAAATAAAATGAATTTAAAAGAATTTTATAATAATTTTTCTGGAAATTATTACTCAAAATATTATCTTGCTCTAAAAGCCGAACAAAAAGTTGTTTTTAGAAAAACCCTGGACAAATTAATATCAAGAGCCAAAGCAGCAAGTCTTGCAGCAATGAGGGAAAGATTTAGCAAATACGGTTTATCTGCCGGAGAAAAACAACACTTAAATATTCTTGAAAAATTGTTCAACGTGAGACTTGAAACTTTAGTGAACTCAAAGAGAAGTATTACCGAAATGCTAGAAGGACGACAATAATGAATTCGTTTTCAGTTATTTATGATGCTGTAAGAAAAATCCCTTTTGCTCTTGCGTTTAAGAAAGATAATCAAATAACTTTTCATGGGGTTAACTCGCTTGGTGAGTCTTGGGCTAGAGAGATGAATGAGAAGGCAGTAAGTGCGTGCTGTTGGGACATACCTAGTGGCATGGCTCGCTCTGCGTACAAAAGCTTCAATAAAGAAGAGGAATATCTCTTAATTAAGAGTTTTGGTATACCAAGAGACCAGGTCGAGACAAAAACCCTGCTAACAACAGGTACTCAAAATAAAGAAAATATCACCCCAAAGTCGACAATAGGTGCAAAATCGTTTATTGAAAGACGTTTATCAATCAGTAGCAAATCCCTGCACAAACCGCTATTAATTAGCGGCTTGAGCCAACATGGAAATGAAAATAAACAGATAAATCTAGAATATAAGGTAAAAACATTCACTATTAATAGAAAAGTTAGCTCTTTTGCAAACTTAATTAAAGCCAAGAGTCTTGGTTTCGACCCACAGACCAATTTGTTCAAAAACAAACCATCCAATGAACTATCTGATTTTTCAATACAAAAGATGATGGAAAACATTGGGTTTGGTGTTTTAAGACGTTTTGGCCGCAAAAATTTAAATCAACAAGATTTATCTTTATTAAAGAGAAGAGTCAGCAGACGTGTTGGGAGTTTGACTGAAGCGGGAGCTGAGGACAAAAAAAGTTTAAATTTTGGTCAGAAAAAAAATAATTTATTTTACGTAAATACCAGGTTAATAAAATGAAAAAACCAAAATCTCAATTAAACGAAAAAATACAAGCCTTAAATGTCGCCAAAATGATTGGCTGTAGTGGTGCCCACAGGACTTCCGACGGTGTTTGGATGCCATGTGAGTCTCATGAAATTCTTAATGAAATATCTACCGTGGCAGAATCCTCTAGGTGGCAAACTGTCGTCCCTGGGTCAAGAGCGGAAAGAATTCAAAAAAAATCTGATGAAACTTCACAAAAAAGCAGTCAAGAAGACGCTCGCAGATTTACTCGGATGAAAAAGGGTAGAAAATACAAGAAAAGAAGAAACCTCCCAATGCATACCGGAGTAATACACCTTGACGGAGTAGGCCTTGTTTCCGATAGCGGAATTTCCATGAAATCTGAAATAAAATCCTTGAATAGAGGCCCTGAGTACGTAAGGGAAACAGACCCAGATGTATTTTTAGACCCAGAATCAGCAAGATTTAGGTCGCGACAACTTGGCTGCATTGGTATAAGCAGAAGAATTTCAAAAAATGGGAGAGCCGTTTGGATGCCATGCACAAATATGACTGATTATTCAAGGCTTTCTGGAACCACATCCCTTGGCAGAAGACGTCAAAGAGAAAACAGCCAATCCATGGTTAGGACCATCTTGCGTCAAGAGTTGGGCAAATTAAAAAGAAAAAAATCAATTTGCGAAGAGATTTTAGAAAAATAAAATATTTATTGACATTCTTTTCTCTTAAACACAACTAGTTGCACTATAGGTGCAAAATGCCTGCTAATTTTGATAACTAGGGCTGGGTGCTTACCTAAGCCACGAAAAATAAATATTAAACCCAACCCTCAAATTTCAATAGGAGAAATATCATGTCGCAAGACAATAAGAGAGTCGAAGAACTGCAATCAGCTCTTCGCACAAAAATGGCAGAAAACAAGGCAATTGCTGATTCTTTCAAAATCGAAGAAGGCACAGTAGTCGTCTCTGCAGAGCAGAAATCAGCGTTCGACAAGAACATGGTTGACATCAAAGAAATCAAGAGTCTCATCTCTGGTTTGTCGGCAATGGAAGAAGTTGACCAGTGGGCATCAGAGCCACAAAGTTCAGTAGCAGGCGCATATGCTTCTGCAGCTGCAGGTGTTCAACAACTCACAAGCCGCGAAATCAAGACAATCGGCGAAATGTTCCTTGACTCACCAGAGTTCAAGTCACTCGCCAATGGTCGCAACGGCTACAACATGTCATCACCATGGCAGGTAGCTACATCGTTGACTCAACACAACTACGGAGTCAAAGATGTCTTCAGTGCAATGCCAACAGTTGGTGCAGTTGCTCGTGGTTCGGGTCTCGGCGACTTCGGCACCATTCAGCGTGACCCAATGGTGACACCACCGATGCGCACAAAGCGTGTTCGTGACCTGTTCCCAGTTCGCACAACAACAGCATCGGTTATCGAGTACTTCCGTCAAGTTGGATTTACCTCGGTTTCAGGCGCACCAACCAACAACGCTGCATCAGTTGCAGAACGAGCAGCCGGCAACGTTTTTGCCGCTAAGCCACAATCTGGTTTCTCGTTTGTTGGTGAGCAAGTAGCAGTGAAGACATTGGCTCACTGGGAGGCTGCACACCGCAACGTCCTTGCTGATGAACCACAGCTGCGTTCAATCATTGACAATGAGTTGATGTACGGTCTTCGTCTTCTTGAAGACCAACAAATCCTCAACGGTGACGGTGCAGGAGAAAACCTTAAGGGTATTCTTCAGACATCAGGCATCCAGACTTACCTCTGGTCGTCGGGTGCTTCGGCTCCAGTCAAAGACACACGAGCAGACGCAATTCGTCGTGCGGCAACACTCGCTTACTTGGCCTACTACGAGCCAAGCGGCGTTGTTGTTCACCCATCGGATTGGGAAAACCTCGAATTGGCAAAGGACACACAAGGTCAGTACCTGATTGCTCTTTCAGTAGCAATGGGTGGCGAACCAAAGGTGTGGAGAATGCCAGTTGTTGACACACCAGCAATCGCACAGGGCACCTGCTTGACAGGCGCCTTCGGCACGGGAGCTCAGCTCTACGACCGTGAGCAGGCGAACATTCGCATCAGCGAACAGCATTCGGATTTCTTCATCCGCAACGCAATTGTTATCTTGGCAGAGCAAAGACTCGCTCTTGCTGTCAAGCGACCAGAAGCGTTCGTGAAGGTAACATTCGACAACGCTCCAGCCTGATAACTAAGTAAACACAAACCCCACGCCCCCAGTAATGGGTAAGCGTGGGGTTTTTGTTTTTGTGGGACAATAGTTATATGCAAAGATTTTGGTACGGAGCGACAATACTGAATGTCGTCGACGGAGACACTGTCGACTTGATGGTGGACTTAGGTTTTAATGTCCACCACAAAATAAGAGTTCGCCTTTACGGTATTAATACACCGGAATCAAGAACCAAAGACCTAAAGGAAAAAGAACTAGGGCTCAAAGCAAAGAAGTTTGTTGAGGACTGGTTCTCAAATCATAAATGGGTATTTGTGAACACAATTCCTGACAAAAACGATAAATATGGACGTGTATTAGCACGAATATATTCATCGGATGATATAGACAGCCCTCAGACAGCCTGCCTAAATATAGACATGATTCAGTCGGGCAACGCCAGAGAGTATTTTGGTGTTGGAGACAAGACTTGGGCTGAGTTCAAAATTAAATAACCTCAATGTGGGATAATTAATGCATGAAAAAAGACCTTTTTATAAATGTCCTTCTTAGAATTCTTGCTACTTTTGCAGCATCTGGTCTTGGCGTTATCGGCGCAGGAACGATTGCTGGTGTTCCAGTACTCAAGGCCGTCTTTATGGCTGGAATTGCAGGAGTTGCAGTAGTTATAGAAGGTTTGTCTAGAGCGTTTCTAGAAGATGGAAAACTTTCAACTTCGGAAATAAATGAAGTGTTCAACAGAGTTGACAAAAAATCGCCAGCGAAGGCAAAAGCGAATGAAGCGGTTTAGTCTTGGGTTGGTTATTGCTTTTTTGCTTACTGGCTGCGGTTATGACGGTAGTTATCGCTATTCTTGTCAAGACCCAACAAATTGGGGGAAAAAAGAGTGTGAACCACCCGTATGTGAAGTGGATGGAAACTGCACAGAAATCCTGCTTGGTTGGGACCCAGCAGAACCAAAAGTAAAAACCACACAAAACACAGGAGATTGAAATGGCTGAGAGAAATGGTTGGGGCATTGTTTACCATCGCTCAGATTGTGGTGACGATTATGTGAGAATGTATGGTTTTGGTGGCGATGCTCCGGGGTCATGCTGTGATACGTGGGGGCTCACCAGTCATGCAATAAGATACATCCACGAACATCCCGAAAAAAATCACACACTTGAAGACTTACTTGCCTTAGAAATAGTAGACGGCTACGAAATAGTAAAAGCAGGAGTAATTGACGCATACCATTGGGTGGATGAAAACGCTTGCAACTTAGCGATAACCGCACTAGTTAATGCGGCGGTATTTGCTGCGTTTGGGCCAGAGCAACCCGAAGGTGCCGCGACATCGACCACTTTGTCATTGATGGCAGAGCCAATTCTTTGGATTGAAGACAAGGCGACAAAAGCGGTTGTAGTAAAAGCGATGACCGAAATAATTGCTGATGCATTTTTGCTTATTCCGGAAGTCAGCAACAGCATTGACCACTCACTGTTAGACAACATAATTTCAAATTGTTTGGCTGAAAGTTTGAAACATACAGAACTGTGGGCAACACCAGCGGGTGTTTTTATTGCGATTGGGGCGGCATTTGCGCCTGTTATTGCAGATTTGATTTGTAAAAAAACTTGTCCTCAAGGATTTACGAAAGCGTTTGGAGCATAATGTTTAAGATAGGCAACTCTAATAACCGTCCTCGTTTAACGCCAGCAGAACTAGATGCCCGGCTCAAATTTGTGGTCGGCTGTATTCTTGGTTTTGTTCTTTTGATTACAACCGTTGGTGTTCTTTGGGCATTGGTGTTTGTGACTCAACCAATCGGTGCACAAGCAGAGAATGACAAAATGTTCTTTGGGGTTCTTTCTTCTGTGGCGACCTTCATTACAGGCACCCTTGCGGGCATTATGATTTCAACAGGGCGTAGCCCTGAAAGTAAAAGCAATAATGGAACATCTGACTCCGAAGGGTCAGAGTAACCCTAATTCAGAAAGCGATTCATCATGAATGACGAAGATATTCTTCTAGAAGAATTATTGCTAATTGAGCAGCAATTAAAAATTGCTTGTTGTGGTGATGCTCAATCAAAGTCAGAAGAATCAACTAATGAAGACATCGACAGAAAAATAAAAAATATAGAAGAAAAAGGACTTCCATGCTGGGAGGGCTACATCCAGGTGGGAATGAAAAAGGGAAAAAATGGGAAAATGGTTCCCAACTGTGTCCCAATTAAAAAGAAGACAGAAACAGACGAAATAGAAATATCTGAAAAATCTGAAAAACAAAAAATACGTGACCCGAAAGGTGGGCTAACAGCTGCCGGTAGGGCTTATTTTAAACGAACAGAAGGCGCGAATCTTAAACCAGGAGTAAAAGGTGCCGCAAACACCCCAGAAAAAATGCGTCGAAAAGGTTCATTTTTAACAAGGTTTTTTACCAACCCATCAGGCCCACTTGTTGACGAAAAAGGACGAGCAACTCGTTTAGCTTTGTCTGCAGCGGCTTGGGGTGAACGTGTTCCCAAGAACGCAGAAGATGCAGCTCGTCTTGCCGAAAAAGGAAGAAATCTTCTCGAAAGATACAAAAACACAAAAGAAAAATCAGACGAACTAGACATGGAAATTAAAAATCTTGGTCAATCAATTGGACAGATGGCTGGAGTATCCCCAACATCTAATCAAGCAGTAGACCACGATAACGAAGATTAGGACAAAAGAAATGCCACCTCCATCAAGAAAAAAGAAACGCGAAGAAACAAGGTCCAATGAAGAAATTGCCCTAACTTCAGCAATGAATTCGGAATACAACATAATGCACCCAATGATTAATGCTGAATATGTTCGTGTTCACAATCCTTTGACAGGTCTTGACCCATCTTTTAAAACCAATTCAGAATCTTTTCGCAATTTAATACTAGAACTGTGCGATAAAGGCCTAGACAAAAAACTTTCTAAAGAATTTGATGAGTTTTCTGTGAACTACGATTCTAAATGGTCTTTGATAAAAGAATTTGCAATGCATCCAACCACAGAAACTGTAGTAGTTGACGATGTACAATAATTCAGAAAAAGCACAAATTTCATCAATAGTCTGCAAACATTGTGGATGGCCGATACACGAAGAGCCCTATAAAGAATTTACTGTTTGGCTTGACTATCAAGGTGATGGAGTATTTTGTGGCAGACGGAACAAAGGTTTGCCGCATGAACCAAAAGAGAATGGGTTATAGCAAAAATGAGCAACAATACGTGGGGAACATATAAAGGACAAATATCTGGATTTCGTTTTGAGACAAAAGGTGATTCAGCGGCAGAAAAATGTCCAAAAGCCACAAAAGACATAGCCGTTAATCTTCGCAATCGTAGTAACGCAATCAAAACCGCCATGTATGGTCCGTTAAACCCATCTGAACCAAACGAGGATTATTGGAAGAAACTTGGCAAGGAATGGGATGTTGACTCCGTCAGCGCTAAAAAACAACTATGCGGCAACTGCTCTCTTTTTATTAAGACTCCGTCTATGATGGCGTGCATCGAAAGCGGCGTAACCGGAGGGGAAAGAAAAGATGAGTGGGACGCAATTGATGGTGCTGGACAGCTTGGTTATTGTGAGGCATTTGATTTCAAGTGTGCATCTAAGAGAACTTGTCGTGCATGGGTTACCGGTGGACCTATCACTAAGGAAAAATAATGAAAGTCTGGATTGACCAGGACTTATGTACTGGAGATGGCCTGTGCGCGGAGATAGCCCCCGATGTATTCATCATGCTGGAGGATGGGTTGGCGTACGTCCAAGAGAATGGGAAAGTATTTTCGAAAGCGCGAGGCAACCCAGAGGGAGCAAGCGGTTTAGCCTCTTTCGCAGAAGACCGCCTTGGTGATGTTATTGAGGCAGCAGAAGAATGTCCTGGTGAATGTATCTTTATCGAACCTTAAATTAAGGTTTAATTAATAATAATTCACTTTCCGAATTTAGTTATAATAACATGCCCATCTCGATGAGACGTGGGTGGCAATGTGTCAATAGCAAGAATTCGCTGCACCCATCTATCGGTACCGTCATATCGAGCATCAAATGGCCGACGACCATGTACTGTTGTCTTGTTATTTATAACAAGTAAGTCTCCTGTTTTTAGCACTATCTCACGGGTGCAATTTTTAATTGCATTTTTAAGGTGCATCAAGGCATTAGTGGCTTCATCATTTATGCCCTTCATTAAAACCTCATCGTAAGTTATATTGAAAAATCGGTCAACATTTACGTTTTTTGAAAAATCTTCCCTCAATATGGAGCAAGTAATTTCCATATCTAATTCACCGTTGGTTCGAAAACTTTCATCAATAGAGGTGGTGAACCATAACTTTGTTAACGTATCTATAACTGATGGTTCAAGATGCTTAACAATTTCATCAATATATGCGTAGGTAGTTATAGCGTTTGGGTCGCCACGAAGACAAAGCAACAAAACAGCGGTGGGTTTGTAGGGGTGAAATGCTGTTTCTGTGTGCAAACCAAGTTCTATTTTTGATGAAGTAGAAATCTGTTGATTTTCTGTTTTCTTAATTGGAAATATATTTTGAATTAATTCACCCTTTTGTTCTTGGGCAAAACTTATTGGCCAACCATAAACCTGAGCATATTTTAAAAGTATATTGCGAGATGGGTTTAGCGTTAAATTATTAAAATTTGAGTTTTTGGGCGTATTTGGAATATCGCCAATATCCAGATTCTCGACAAGGACAATACCTCTATCCATAGGAGATTTACTCTAGTACAGAATCCGCCTCTATCCAGACCCTAGCCCCACACTTATCTGGTGTATCTGACTGCACAACTTTGGCTGCCTCATGTCCACAATTTGAGCAAATTATCGTAATGCTCTTGCTGTGTTTGGAACCCTTATAGGTCCTATCAATAATCGCAGCGAGGCCTTTTTTAATCTTTTGTTGATGAACGTGAATAATATGTTTCATGGCGCCTCATGAGAGAATCGAACTCCCCTAAAATGCTTAGAAGGCATTTACTTTATCCACTAAGTTAATGAGGCTAGATTCCTTTGTTTTTACGATAATACTTCCTTTGATATTCGCGCTGATACTTTAGATAGGCTTCTTTTGTTTCTGGGTTCTGCCGTTTTTCTAGAGCTTTATCACGCTGACACTTCTTGCAAACGCGGTCAATCCTGCCATTTTTTCTCTTTCGTTCATACACGCCAAATTCTTCAAATAGGTGACCCTTGCGACAATGTGTGCGCTTTCTTGAAGATGAGCCTTGCCTGTCTTTCTTAAACATGTCTTTCATATTTCCAGAATTTGTGCCAAGAAATAAGTGTTTTGGGTTGACGCAAGGCGGATTGTCGCAATGATGGCAAACAAGCATTCCCTTGGGAACTTCGCCTATATGGAAAAGATAACTTGAGACATGCGCTCCGATTGGAGGTTTTTTTGTATAGTAGGCAAAAGAGCCGTATTTTTTGCTGGTCTTTCCACCTTTCCAAATCCAACAGTCTGGATATTTATCGCTGCCCGATTTATCGACTTTCTGAAAAAATCTTTCAATGAGTGGCATATGCTTAGCCATTTCTCCTCTTTCTTTGCCTAATCCGCATACACTCTGCGCACGTCCTATATTTTCGTCCACTTTTTTTCACGTACCACTTTTCTCCATAAATGCTAAAGTCATGGCCCTTTCTGCAGTGATTTAACTTTTGTGGTCGTTCTGCTTTTTTCTTTTGCCTACGTTCTCTGCGCTCTTGACTCCACCTCATGTGGCAAGCCCTACAATCCCGTGTTCTAAAACCAGTACGTTTACTGATTTTATAGATTGTATTTTCTTCATCATAAGGATGACCGTGTTTACAGTGTGTCTTCCTGCTCTCTTTGTGATTCCCATACATAACCGAATAACGCTGATTATGAGAACGGCTTCCAACCTCAAGGTGGTCAGGACGAACACATGGAGGATTGTTACAGAGATGACAAACTTCTAACCCACCGGGGACAGGACCATTTAGTTTTTCCCAAATATATTTATGTGTCTGGACTTTTTTGTTTATCCCATCGCGTTTATATGAAAACATGCCATATTTTTTTACTGTATGCGCAGTCCATTCCCAACAATTCGGATAATTTGGATTTCGCCCGGATTTATCAACTTTCTCCCAAAAACGCTCTTCCTCTGGGATTGGTGTTCTTCCTGCCATACCCCTACTTTATCGGGCATGCTCCTGTGGCGCAATTGTCAAGGTCTAAATCCCCCATGAATGCAACTTCTTGTAATGGGGTCGAAAAGTCAATCTTGGCAAGCATCTTGTCATACTCATCTTTAGACACTTCTTCATACGGAGGTAAAGAAAAGTTATGGTCAACATGCAACAAGAACGAAACTGACTTAACGCTTTTGTCATAATTCTTTGAGAGCCACTCCTGGATTTCCCCAAGCTCTTCTTTGCGGTAATAGACGGTCACGGAGACAGCATTATCTGCCCACTCAGTCTGCATCTTTTTCACCCATTCAAGCTGTTCAACTGCAGTCATTGCTGAAGCAAGAATTGAGCCCTCTGGTGACATGCATGGGAAGTCCACTACGTAGCGCGTGTGGTCTTCTCTGCCATCAATACCGATGTCCCATTGAACTTTGTATCCACGCTTACGACACGCATCGACAAGCGGGTCAGAAGAGCCAAAACGAACTCGCCTAACGTAGAAGGGGGCAAATGCAGGGTGAATTCCTGGTGTGACGCCAGGGAGTAGTGAAAGCGTTCCAGAGGGCTGCACCGTAGTCAAACGAACCGATTCTGGCCACCCACGTTCAGCAGAGTACTGCTTATCAAATTCCTGCAAGTATTCGTACGCAGGAGACAGCCATGAAATTTGCTCATCTGAACACTGAAGTATTCCGGTCACAGATTGTCCAAGTCTTGCGTTCTTGCTTACGATATTTGTTGTTTTCTCATATGGGTACGCCATACGAGTGATTTGTTTTTGTGTCTTGTAAAGCAAGCGAGAGATTTCTTTAAATTGCTCAAGCGACTCAACGTTTGACAAAAATATAGTTGCAAGGTTGCATGACTCTCCGTCGGCAAGGGCAATCTCAGCACAAGGATTAAACCCCTCAATTGAGTTGTCAATTTTTACTTCACCAAGGCGACCATATTTACGAGCAAGACGGCGGTTTAGCAGTCCATAAGGCTCTCCAGTGCCATCGTAACCCTTCCATAGCTCACTCATTATTTCGTCATAATGGTCTGCGTAAATTGAGTTGTTCGAATTTGCTCTCCAGGCAGGAATATTGCCTGATGCCCAGTTTTTGGCGCGGATAAACAACACATCGTCTGGGTCCCCCATGGCGATTTGCGCTGAACGTCGCGAAGAGCCAGAAACGACAATACGTCCAATGATGTTGCAGATGTCTAATACGTCAATGGAACGAAGCTTTTTGCCTTCACGGTTTTGCAATACCTTACAGATATCTGAAATTCCATCAATGAGCGCGCCAGGACCGGATGCGGTACCACCAAAAGTTTTTAGAGGAGCTCCATATTCGCGAATCAAAATAGTTGAATATGAAAATGATTTGCCAGTATCAAAATATGATTTCAGAACAGCATGGAGAAGACGTTTCCAGCCTTGACGTGAATCAGGAACAATAATATCTGCGTCATTGCTGCGCTCTTGAGTAATTACAACCCCTGATTTAACTTTTGGTAAGTCATGAATCTTTGAACGCTCTACAGAAAAACCGACACCACCACCGAGCATTAAATATTCAAACAAAAGCTCAAAATCTTCAATTTTTTCAATATTGGTGAAATAGCAATTATTAAGCGATGTGGCATTAAATTTCTGAACAAGAGGTGTCCCCAGTTGCCATAAAGAGCGTCCAGAAAAAGAACAACGAAGATTGAAACAATGGTCAAATAGTTTTTCCGCTTCTTCCTTGGTGTAATCGACGCCTATTTCATGCGCACCATTAATAACTCTTTGAAGGGTCTCAACCCATGTTTCGTTATTACCATTACTTTTTTTGCGACTATATGTTCTAAGGAAAACAATTTCTCCCATCCCGTTAAAACCCCATGGTGGCAGTTTTTGGGAATACGAATCTACAAATTCTTGGTCAAGTAATGTCATAATAATTTTCCTTAAGTGGTTTAATTGGTCTATCGATATTAACCGAAACCAGAATACTAAAATGGTCTAAAATTAATCAAATTATTTTTTGATTAGACCTAGTCTCTCAGCTTCTTTGTATGGTATGTATTTCCCTTTTGCGTGAAGGATTACCTTAACACTTGTAAATGGAGTTATTTGCACTGTTTGCAATATGTCTTCTTCAACTAAGAAATTTTGAATTTCTTTAAGTTCTTCTGTTGTGCCATAGCCGGCTATAATTTTTGGTGGCTCAGATTCTCCGACACAATCTCCAGTTGGATGTCCGCAAATCGGACAGGGGGTGTTTTGTTGTATCCCCGAACCGCTATTACGTATTAATCCTGCGCTAGCCCTATCCCTAAATGAAGGAGAGTCGTAGAACGGCATACCCCATTATATACATTAATTAAATTCCTGTACATAGAATCCGTTATGTTTAATTAGCATTCTTAGCTCATCATAAGATTCTTTAGGTAAATCATCAATAACTTTTTCTGCTAAAACTGATTGCAACATTCTCGGATAAAGTCCGTTTCTTAGCTGAGCATCTGGCCCGTTTGGGTAAACCAAAATCTCGGACCAATCAATACTTTTATTTAAGCCATAAGAATATGGAATTGCTACCATGCTCACGTAGGATGGGGCTCTACCATCTTCTTCAACACCAGCATGACTAACAGTTATGCATTCTTTTACCCCTATATTGGGGTCAAGAAAAGCCATAGAAAGCTCCATATCCTTAGTTCTGGTTTGGTTAGCCGAGCAATAGCCCTCTGCGACCATGGCTATTGAATTCACCCCCCAATACCGTCTGAGGACCGAACATAACTCAGCCGCTATATGCAGCCTTTTGTCGGTAGAAAGGCTCATAAGCTCCCTTTTCATTTGGCACACAATAACCAGGCGGTCATCAACCCAGCCAAAAAAGTTCATACTCAAGTCCTCCCCTATTCCATCCTCCTTAACAGTATTTGACTTGGCTAATTGAGCAGCCGTCATGACTAGGGCCATTTTGCTCAGGGAGTTATCATAGTCATCCACAAGCCCAGATTAAGCCAATTAGCTCTTCCACAGGGGATGGTCGTGCTGGGCACATCCACTAAGGAGTATTTTTGTGTACTAAGCTCTTGCCCATGACAACACAAAAGAAAAAATCAACCCCAAAGAAAAAAGCTACCCCTAAAGCAGCTAAGGAACCTGCGGTTCAAAAACCAAAAGAGAGCGCACCAGCTACTCCAGAGGTCAAGTTGCCAGCGCCAGTTCAGGCTCCAGTCAGCGTAGCTCCATCTGCGAAAAAGAAGAGTTTTTTGCGCAGATTTTTTGGGTTTTAAAAATTTAATAATTTCTCTTTCTCAAAAAAGAAAAAAATAGCGCCATGACCACGGAGCATCGTCGCGCCCCTAGACGTAAGATAGTCGAGGTTAGTCGCGAGGGTGCTTGGGGTAAAGTTAAATATAAACATTTACTTGAGTGTGGACACACCGAAATAAGACCAAGAGCATCATCAACGCCAAGCCTTGCTTGTGCGTGGTGTTTGAGAGTAGACGTAAGGCAAAAAGAAATTAACGCTCTCTCTATTATCAATAGAGGCCCATACGTCGACGTTTCACCATTAATGGCGTCCGATGAAATCACTTTGAGTAAAACACGAGCTTTACTCTCTTCTAAATTTGGAGTTCCTCTCGACGCTGTGGATATTATTTCCAGCGACGTAAACGGAAATTTAGAAATAAATTATGCAATAATTTTTCTTTCTTCAGGAGATGTGGCTAGGCTGATGAAACCATAATCACATAAAAGGGAGTTAGTCGATGGATAATAATAAAGAGCCTTTTAATAATCCACCGAAGAACGGTAAATGCGTTGGACATCCAACAGAGTTATGGTTCCCCCACCACGTCAGGGGAGCAAAAGTTCAAGAGTTCCGTGAAAGAAAAGAAAAGACACGAAGAGCAATTGAGATTTGCAAAACCTGCGATGTCAGTGAAGAATGTTTACAATATTCATTAAGACACGAACCATGGGGTATATGGGGCGGCAAAACTGAACTACAACGTGCAGCAATACGTGTTCAAACCAATGTTCGACTTACTCGGGATGGAAAAATATTTATACCTGGATTAGGTAATAGAAATGCCAATGGAGAAGCATTAATTCGTCAGCCCAAGAGTCTAAAGAGGCCAACCGCATTGTCTGAGGTTCAATAAAATGCCAACACCAGGCCCAATAGCAGAAAATTTTTTGACACGTTTGTCGTCGGTGAGACAAACAGGTTCCGGCTGGCAAGCTAAATGTCCATGCAGGAATGACGATAATAATCCGTCTTTATCTATAGCGGAGGGCTCGGATGGTCGAGTGCTGGTGACTTGCCATAGAGGCGGTGGGTGTGATGTAAATCAAATATGTGCTGCCGTAGGACTTAAGGTTCATGAATTAATGCCACCAAAAGAGGAGCGAGCCGAAAGGAAAGAAAAATTAAAATTTGTTGCTGCTTATGACTTCACTGATGAGCATGGTCATTTATTGTTTCAAAAAGTACGTTTCGTCAATCAGGACGGCGTTAAAACTTTTAGACAAAGAAAACCAGACGAAAATGGTGAATGGATTTATTCTTTGGGTGAAACACCAAAAGTTTTATACAATCTTCCCGCAGTTTTGGCGGCAAAAGCAAAGGGTGAACCTATTTGGGTTGTCGAGGGGGAAAAAGACGCTAACACACTTATCGAGATGGGTCTTTGTGCCACCACGATGCCCGGCGGAGCAGGAAAGTGGTTAGACATACACACCGAGGCACTATCGGGTGCTTTAGTTGAAATCATCGCAGATAATGATTTACCAGGCAAACAACACGCCCAAACAGTTCTTGAAGAATTGTTAAAAGCGGGCTGTGATGCTCAAATATGGATTTCGCCAAAAGCAAAAGACGTAACCGACCACCTAAACGAGGGCTTATCTCTTTCTGACCTAGTGGCTTTTGAACCAGAGAGCAAAGAAGAAGTTGATGAGTCTCAGCTGAACCCAAAAGACCTTGCCATCCATCGGCTTAAAGAAGTACTAGATAGAACAGATTTAGATTCTCAACAAAAAATTTCTAAATCATCGTTAATTATTGCCGCATCAACAATTGTTGACCCAGGTGACCCAGGCAGACTCATTCAGTGGAATGATTTTATTAACGAAACAAGTTCAGACAGCTATGATTGGGTTATACCAAACCTGGTAGAAAGAGGTGAGCGCGTTATTGTCGTTGCGGCCGAAGGCGTTGGCAAAACAATGCTTGCTCGTCAAATCGCTCTATGCTCTTCCTCTGGTATTCATCCCTTTACTTTTCAACCAATGAAGCCAGTAGTAACTCTTACTGTTGACCTGGAAAACCCAGAAAGAATTATTAGAAGAATGTCTTCTTCTATTTTAAATAATGCAATGAGTATGGGTAGGGTGCCAAAAGTGACTGCATCTATTTTGACAAAACCGGCAGGCATGGACTTGCTCAAAGCGTCGGATAGAGCAATTCTGGAGGAAGCAATTGACAGCGTAAAGCCGGACATCCTTTTGATAGGACCGTTATACAAAGCATTTATCGACCCTGGAGGAAGAACGTCGGAAGCCCTTGCTGTCGAATTGGCTAAGTATTTAGACACAATCCGAACCGTATATAAATGTGCTCTTTGGCTTGAGCATCATGCCCCATTGGGCACGACTATGTCGTCTAGAGACCTAAGACCATTTGGCTCTGCTGTGTGGTCTAGGTGGCCAGAGTTCGGAATCTCGCTTCAACCCGACCCGACATCTCCCGACCCATATGTTTACGACATTAGACATTTTAGAGGCGCTCGTGATGAGCGGCCTTGGCCCGTAAAGATTAAACGTGGGAAACGTTTCCCTTTTGAGGTGCTAGAAGCGTCTAAGATAATTGTATGAGTGATGAAAAATCTAATAAAATCTCCACAAGGGAGTTTATTAGTGACAGAGATTTACGTATTTTCAAACTACGTCAAGCCGGAACCTCAACATCCGAGATAGCCCGTCGTTTTGGGGTATCAACAACGGTCGTATCTCGTGCAATACAAAGACAATTGCAAAAGATGAATAGTGAAACACTTTTGGCTTACCCTGAGGTTTTGAGACTAGAGCTAGAACGACTCGACAATCTTCAGCAAGCTATCTGGCCCCTAACGCAACATAGACGTGTGGTTATGGATGATGGCACAGAGCAGTCAGTTGAGCCGGACTTAAAGGCGATACAGCAAGTTTTGGGAATTATGGATAGAAGAACCAAGCTTTTAGGAATGGACCAGGCGAATATTAATGTTCAAATGGATGTTAAATCATCAACAACTGAATCTATTAAAGCAACACTTGCTGGTTCTGACAGCTTAAAATTAGCCGCCAACAGATTTGACCCCGAAGCCGAGGCTAAGCAATTGTTGCAATTAATGGGTATTTCTGGTGTTTTGCCCGAATCTGTCATAAATCAAATTTTAGAAAAAAACGAAATACATGATGCGGAAATTGTTGAAGACGAGGAAGAAAGTGATGAATAACGAACAAAACAACACAGAAAACAAAGACTCAAATTTGATTTCCGCAATGAATCACGTTGCAGAAAATACTTCTATGTCCGTTTCTCCAATGCAAAAAT